CGCCTGTTTGTTTTCTTACGATGAAAGTCATTTAGTCTTGAGTAGATAACTGTATCAATTATTTTATTACGATCTACTGCATAACCTGCTACTTTCTCTAAGACCACACGGTCATAACGCATACCATTATGTGCTACGATCCCTGTGGCCTCTTCGAATAGTTTGAATGATTCAGATAAATCAGGATACTGATCATCATAGTCACTGAAGATATGAAGCTCTCCTGTTTCTAGATTACGCATAACTGAAACCCATATTTTATCTGCTACATCTTGGAAGCCGTTCGCTTCGATGTCCCACACATATATTGTCATAGTGTTTCCTTTCGATTAAAGTTTATGCCCTTGTAAAGGCAGTAATTAGTATAAGTATAGCCGACACTATTGCGAGTGTAGGTAGAGTTGTTAATTTAAGTATAAGATTATTGCTGTACATACGCCATTTGACTTTGTTTCCATCTGAACAGTTAGAATTAAAGACTATGACATGTGTCCACAGTATAGCGGCTAATGGTAAGGTGACATATAACATCTTATTCTCCTTTGATTTGGTTAGAGCAGTTTATACACATACTCAGGTGTTATTTTATAGTACAGGGGCTGTAGGTAAAAATGTTGTTACAGCTGTGATTACTTCTGTGGCGATATCTACAAAGGCTATGGATATACCTAGACCTAGTGCGAGGGTGATTGCGCCTGTGGCGAGTGTTGTTAGCATTTTATGTTACTCCTGCTCTTCGTTGATTGTTTTTAATATAGGATACCATTGCTTGTGTTACGTTATAACAGCTTGCGATGTAGTTTTGAGGTAACCTTCTTTCTCGCGATAGTTTGCGAATCACTTTTACGTCTTTGCTTGTCAGCTTCATCTTGTTTTCTCACTTTTTGTAGGTGGTCAATCCATTCACCAGAGACTTGGTCATGCGGATCGTCCTGCTTCTTTTGGGATAAATTTGATTCCTGCGATGTTTCTGTTGTAGAATATGGCTTTGTCATTTGAATCCCTCATAGTCAACACATCTAATTTATGTTGAATATTAGCTTCACCGTAAGACAGGCCACCTCTGCTGGTAAATATCTTGATGATTGTAAAAGAGAATTTGTTTATTCCATGTTTACTTATGTCAAGGTTTAACTCAGCGGAGGAGCCAGTATAGGTCTTCCAGTTAGTTTCAGTTCCATGTTTGTAGTTAGGTGTTTTAATTCCTTTCTTTATGTAGTTCTTTTTGCCGCCATGAAGAAAGTTTTTCTTGCCGACATAGTATTTTTTGTCCACAGTATTGTGAATTAGGTAAACAAAGCCATGCAACGCAGAAGTATCAAGCGGTTCTTGGGTTCGCCAATGACCTTGATTTTCATGTTGTTGAAAGGTTTTGATTGAGGTTATGAGAAGCTCAAATTCCATCATAATAGTCTGGGATTGCTTCTACTGCATCTTGAAGATCGTAGTGAACCTCTGTTGCATATGTGTAGATGAAAGGATGCTTAAACTGGCCGGGGTCTACTAAGACAATTACGACCTTGTTCCATTCTTTGGCCTTTGCTACTTCCATGACAGTACCCCACTTTTTTCCGGGGCTTGTATCACGCAAGTCAGCTAGAAGCACTCTAGATTGTTTTATATCTAGCATATCTTGTGCTTCAATACGTTTAAGTTTATTGTAAGTTGAAATATCCTCTTCTTCTTCTAAGCTAAGGTGTAGTGCGGCTCTCCTTGTGGGATGCAAGCATTGTATATCGTAGTCGCTCAGATATTCTTGAACGTATTCGCGCCAGCTAAGCATGTCTTCGTTACTAACGTGTTCCATAGCTCCAGCTGTATATACATAATCATTTTTCATTTTACTTACCTTTTCTTTTACCAGTGTTAAAACGGTTAGCCCAAAGTATTTGAGCTAACTGAGTAATATAGTAGTCGGTATTATAGGCAGGGAGGATCCATGCAGGACCGTTCCTTGTATCTATTTTAATTAATTTTTGCTCCATTAGAAGTCTTCGCCAGCTCCTTCGTACGCTATATAGTCTGTGACTTGAATAGCAACGAGCATAGCAGAGGTTCCTGTTTTGCCACCTACATCCCAGTCATAGGAGAACAATTTAATGTGACCTGTAGTTCCGTTACCCATGCCTTTGATCTTGTCGTCAGAGAGTTCTTCTTTCTCAGAGTTGATTACTTTAGGCGGGGTGTTGTCTTCACCTTTGGCGTTAATTGCTTTACGCTTGATGTTAGCATACCACGTTTTGTTTTCTCCTGACTTCATTTTGACGCCAGCAGATTCTAGTGCATTCTTGCTAGCTTCATTGCTAGCTACAACTTGCACATCCCACTGGAGTGTACCGAAAGGCGAGTGCTTAACTACTAACTTAGGATAGTTAAAGGTTACGTCACGTACTACGATTACTTGATTAGCCATTATATTTATTCCTTTTTCTAATGGATTGTGATTTCTTCAGGGAATAGCTCAACGATTAATTGATGGACTACTTCTGAAATGGTGTTTTTGTCAACCACATGGTTAACGTTTACTTCAAACAATGCTGTTAATATCAGAGTTGTTTTGTCGTCTAAGACTTCCCATGATACTGGAAAGTCATTATAGGCACGAATAGAAAGTGTCTTAACTTTCATCTTCTTGCTCTATTACTGTGACAAGATAGTCTGCATACCATTGAATCTTTTTGGCATCTTGTAACTTGTCATCTTTCTTACCTAGACGGATACTGTATTTTAGTATCTGACCGAGCAAGTGGGATTCAACACCGTTGTGGTGTGCGAGGATATAGGTCATAAGATCCATATACTCTAAGCCTTGAGGGTAATTACCTGAAGGAATTACTTGATAGTGCGCAGGGTTTATAATCTCATCTTTAGCGTCTTTATCAAGAGACTTAAAGTCACCGTGGAAGTCAGTGAGGTTAGAGACTAGTGTATCTGTTGAATTTAAATCATACTCACGTAGTTCTGCGAGATGGAATTTTCTTTCTGCCCCTGTTGTGGCACTTGCTATTAACTTTACTATATCTGCACGTTTCATGGAATTTCCTTCCGTTTAGGGGAATAACGATCCCTTTTAATAATGGACTATACTTTACAGATTGAGAGTACGGAGCATTTCTAGCTTTTGCCTACGCCGCATTACACTTTCTGCTTTCTTTTCATCAGAACCTAGTGCCCAGTATTCTTTGCCTACACCTTGAGAGACACAGAAGAAGAGTTCATGGGTTTTGAATAGCGGCCCGATGTTTTTCCACTGACCGTGATTGAAATAGCTTCGGGCAGTATAGACTTGTTCTCTAGTACCTCTGATTTGTAGTTGTGTTGTTCTAAACATCTTCATACGGCTGTTTGAGGATACAGGCGTTAGGGCTAGAGTAAAGGTTCTTGCGCCTTGGTACTCAAGGATAGTTCTTTTGGTGTCAAACACGGTATTACACCAGTGAGTGTCTATTACTATTTCAGGGTCGATGCGTAGAGGCTCTACTTTCTTAACTTGTTTTACGAAGCCTACATCTTTGTCTGTTTCATCTTCTGTTTTTGCTCTGTACCTTAAGTTGTACAGATCAGTGCCGTGAAGACCTCGTTGTAGCCAACTATTCATGTCAATTACGGCATCTTTTATTTTATCGTTTGCTAAGCTAGCAGTATTGTCTGATTGTTTGTGTTCTATGTAGGTTTCTTTCTTACAGATTTCTACTAGGAGGTTGTTGATTATTCTTTGGTTTGAGTGGTGTGTGTCGAACAGTATGTCTTTTCTTTCGTAGGTTAAGGTTAAGTTATTTTCGTGGGTATCATAGCCTCTTGCACGATAAGATCTGCTGTAGTTGTCGTCTCGCATGTTAACTAATGCATTTAGCTCACTGCTGGTGCGAGTCACGATTAAGTTTTCATTAAATATTTTTTTGGCGTGAGCTTGGTGTAGTGCGTACATTTCTTTCAAGTCGACAAGTTTTAGGAAACTGTCTAAGTGAAGGAGGTAATTGACAAGTTCACCATGTAGATGGGCTTGGTGAGGTACACTGTTTTTAGTTTCTTTTTGGTCTGCGCATTTGCTAAAATCTTTAAACATCTTACATTCCTTTTTTAGAAGTTTACGGGGATTAAAGTGCCGTAGGGGTTATCTGTTCTACCTGTTGACAGCCATATTACTGGTTTTTCAGGTTCAAGTGGCCAGTCGCCAAATTCACAGTCAGAGAAGCACAGAATAGAGTCAACTTCAGGCAAGCAGTCTCTTACATAGTTAAAGCCTGGAGTCATGTCTGTACCGCCGCCACCTTTCATGGCGAGTTCAGTTATATCATCGTCTGGAGTGAAGCTTTCACACTTAGCTACATCTGTGTCAACGCATATGATGTGCATTATTTCGGGTTTCATAGATTCGTTGATTGATTGAAGTTCAGCTAGAAATACTTCTCTTTCTTGGTTGGTTACAGAGCAAGATGTGTCTAGGATGAAGGCTAGTGGGCCACAACGGTTTTCTACCATAGATGGCATGTACATATCGAGTTCTGACAGC